ACTGGCTTCAATAATTAAATCTCCAGTTCCAGTGTCAGTGATATAGCTATTAGAACCATCATGGTAAATTTCTAAATCATTGCCAGCACCTAGCAGCAACTTGTCGTTGTCTTGTAAATCAATAGACCCTTGACACGTTAATGTTCCAGTAAGTGCAGTATTTCCGCCAACAGTTAACCCTGAACTAAGCGTAACACTTTGTGAAAAATATCCAGTGCCTACACAATGAAAGGTGTATGCTGGAGCGGAAGTTTTAATACCAACCCGATCATTACTAGCATCAGTTCTAATTAGGTTAGCATCACCATCACCTTCAACTCTGAAATCAATGTTTTGTCCAAGGTCGTTTACAACAACAGATGATCCGCTCAATGTGACTCTTGTGTCGTTGTTTCTTTTTAACAGAAAATCATGAGCAGAGTTAGTTCCAACAAAACCTTCCGATCCATCACGGTCAGCAGTTAGACGAGTAACCACTGTTCCACTTCGCACTGATTGTGAAAATAACGCAGCGGTATTGGTAGTGTTGCCTGATGTAATGTCACCAGTAAGTGTGACAGTATCTGCGGTTAATGTTCCTGCGGTAGTTAAATTACCAGTAATATACGCCGCTCCATCAACTGCAAGATCCCCATTCGTAAATATATTTCCCGCAGTAGTTATACTTGCACCAGTGTTACCGTATCCTCCACCAAATTCAGCAGTGCCACTAGTAACATTTAGACCAGCAAATATATTAGAATTTAAATGTATAATCGCATCACCCGCAGTGTTGCCGCAATACAACTTTCCATTAGCGGTATTAACTGCAAGTTCACCTGCATCTAAGCTTCCATTACTTGGAATGCCAGAGCTATTGCGTTTAATTTGTAAGGTGTTAGCCATCTATCAATATGTGCCGCAATCTATTGTCTTGTTTGTTAAAATCTGAGTTGCATTTATAGTGCATACTGAAGTCGTATCTACAGATAACGTAACTGCCGTGCCTGTGCGTGATCCTGTAATTCCAGATCCACCTATAATGTTTAAATTAGATCCTGACGGTACAGCAGCAGCAGAACCTCCATCTGCTTGGATATTAAAGGCATAGTTGTTAGCGTCTGTTGCTCCCGTGTAACCGAGGTTTGCTAAAGTTAAAGCTCTAGTTGCTACAGTAGCATTTGCGTCTGTTACATGACCTAAAGTATCTGTAGTAATATTTAAATCTAAATCAGAAATAACAGTTGCCCCTGTTAAAGCAGTTGTATCAATGTCTATATCATCGCCATCGTGGGTAGGGTGAGAATAGTTATTTGCATTACTAGCAATCCCATCTAGTTTAGTTCCATCAGCCGCAACATCTCGTCCGTCAACTGTGCCAGTTGTTGTTATGTTTCCAGTAACTTCAAGTGGTTTACTAGATACCCACTTTGTCCCGTTATGCGAATATGTAAACCTTGCAATGTCATCCGTAACGTGTATCCCTGCGCCATCGGCAGCATTTGAATCAGCAGCATCAGCGGCTAATACAAAAGTTTTATCATCAATAGATACTGTAGTAGAATTTATTGTTGTAGTAGTGCCGTTAACTGTTAAATCCCCTGCAATTGTAACTGTGTCAGACGTTGCGTTTCCTAAAATACAATTCCCGTTAACCGTTAAATTGTTTCCAACAGTAACATCGTTCGGAAGCCCAACTGTTAAAGTTTCTCCAGCCGCTATGTGGTTTACTGCATCTGCCGCTGATGCCGTAACTTCAATTTCGTTACTCGTACCTTGGATAACCGGATTTAACCTTTTTAAATTAAATTGTGTGCCTGTCGTAGCAATTCGTTTACCTATCCACAACGTGTCTCCTTTATTGTTCCACGCTAATTCTCCTTCGGCCAAAGTTTGGCTACCGGGATTTTCAGATACGTCATAATTACTTGCTCTTTTTAATTGTATTAAATTTGCCATTGTTATCCTGTGCTAATAAAAGTTCCTCCATCAATAGAAGAACTTGCTAAAGTTTTGTGAGTTATTGTTTGTGAATTTTGAGTACCGACTGCATCTCCAATAATTCCTAGTTTGTTTTTAATTTGAGTAGCAGTCATTTCAGTGTTTGTGACTGTAGTAGTTGTGCCGCTTTCTAAAGTTCCCGCAGCAAATTTACCGTCAGATCCAGCGATTAAAACTTGACCGGGTTTGCCGGGTGCAAGTTTAGAAGGCTTAATCTTTGCTTGATTACTAATCTTTCCATCAGTAATTGAAAGCGGGTCTATAGTAGTTCTGCTTGGCATTACACTTCACTTACTGTAACACAAACTTTCCATTTAGAAGGAATTATGTACGCCAGATTAGTTGGAGAATTTTGGTAAGCATCCTCTTTTGGATAAAATTTAGGGTTGTATTGTAAAAACACTCCTACGTTGTCTCCTTCTGCAAAAGCGTATATATCGCGAGAATCGTGGTTTGTTAAGTCATATATCCTATCCCCGGCAACATATCCGTTATCATTGGCTAAACACTCGAAAAATATTCCTGTTATTATAGGAGTTCCACTTGCAATTCCGTGAGGAGCGACATGAATTTCGTTTGGGTCTGTGGCTTGTGCCGTAGTCTTAGTGCTGTCTAAAGGATTTTTAACATCTATTATTTTATTTGAAACTTTTAAAGCAGTTCCTGTTGACGTAGTTGTTATCGCTTTAGGATCAGTAGTAGTAGTGTCTAAAACAGTAGGCACTCCGCTATTGTTAAAAGTAACTATACCTGATTTAAGCTCTCCGCCTACTTTGTTAGTCCTTAAAGAAGAAACTGGTAATGATCCATTTTTAACAGTCAACAAAGCTGAAGCGGGTTCTGTCGCTGGAGAAGTAAAAGTTGCTGGAGCAATCGCAATATGACTTTTTGGAGTGTTCGCTGCAATTGTGTCAGCTTCATCTAAGTTGTCTGTTGAACTTGCCAATGATAAAACGTCGCTTCCCGTTCCAAATAAAAGTTTACCACTTCCTGTGCAATCTAAAGATTCTGGAATTACAGTTCCAGCTTCGGCAGTGTCTCCCATTTTAACAATGTGACCTTTATTGCCGTAATGAGAAAGTTTAGCTAAAGATACTGCGTTGTCTGCTAATTTAGTTGTAGTCACCGCACCGTCAACAATGTGATGCGCCGTTACAGCGGCTCCAGCCGATCCAGAAGAAGAATCAGATTTTAAAACTGTGCTTGTTACAGCGTTAGCCGCTAATTCTGTTGCACCTACTGATCCTGTTACCGCTACTGTTGGGGTTGCCCCCGCATTTAACGCAGCCCTCGTTACGTTGCCGCTACTAAAATCGTGTCCTTTTTGGACTGTTACTGTTAAGCTCATACTAGTTTTGTTGTTAAATTTTCGCCGGGAGTTGCCCCAACTTTTGCGCCGACTAATTCAGCCCGCCCACTTATGTTTGTTATGTTTAATTGAACGTATCTACCACTGCCTCTAAATCTGTATCGGTTAGTAGATTGTTGATGTAAATCTGGATCAAACCCTGCGTCATTATAAGTAGTAACTCCATCTGCAACTGTCGCATTTGGAAGTTGAATGTTAGTGTTTAAATCTACAGAGTAGTCTTGTCTAAATTTAGTAAAAAAATCGTTGTTTGCCATAGACTCTACAAAGTCTGCTTTGTCAAATGGTCTGTCGTATTTTGTACGAGAGAAAGTTTTACTGCCGGGATTTCCATCTGCTCCAGCGGTAAGCGTTAAGTCATCTTCTTCTGGCCCATCAAAAACAGTTTTTACGGTAAAGTTAGGATTGTTTGTTTCTAACTGAACTTCTGCGCTTTTCCATTTTTTAGGACTAATGTCGTTTGCGGTATATCCACGGGTAGTAATTTCGTCACTGACTTGATCAATAGTTAGCTTTCCAAAGTTAGCGTCACTAACGTTTGTTGAGGTAGGTCGTTCATCGACGAAACCACATTGTGCTAAATCATCGTCGTACAAATTGATAAAACCGTCAGTAGACAAGAAAAATAAACGTCGTTTGCCTTGATATGTTGCTTCAATAAAACGTTTAACTTTGATGGCTTCTCCTGAGTCGTGTCCAGCCCACGCTTTTGTAAAATAATCGTAAACTAAAATCGCATTGTTGTGTGTTGAACCGTCTAAAGGCACTGCCATGTATAAACGATTATTGTGATATGCGGCAACTGCGTTTTTTGCATAGTTCCAATTGATGCGTTCTATAAGTGGTTGGATTGGTTCAGATAGTGGAACATCTACCGCAGAAATTTGACCACTGCTTGCAATTCCTAAACTAGTTACTCCACGTTTGCTGGATAAAAACACAACGTCATCTCCAACTTGGACGATTGATCTTTGACCAACGGCTCCATATTCTTGTGTGATTTCATCTAAAGTGATGTCAGACATATCGCCATAGATATTTGACACAACATAAATACTATCAGTTTTAAAACAGGCAATAGTAGAACTGTTTACTCTAACTAAAGAAACTAGATCGTCTTCACTCCCTTGATTGATTCGGAAGTTAGACAACACTGGTTGATACCGGGTGTAGTTAAGAAAATCAGATGCCGCAACTAAATCTTTAGAATGTGGGATTAACAATCTATTTGAGAAAAACAATCCAGTAGATGCGTTTGGGATTTCTTCAGTTCCGTCTGAATCGTTTTCATCTACTGTAGTGTCAGTTGTTTCTGTCGTTATAGATTTAAAACCTTCTCCAATTTGTTCCATTACCATTGGTGGCAAAGTTTCTCCACGGAACATGACAACTACGTTAAAACATTGCACAAATTCTACATCAGTAGTGATGCTTGTTATTCCCGGCAATAGTACAGACGTGCTAGATTCTTTAGTTGCATACACTCCTTCAGCCGTTGCTATTAATAAATTTTCTACTCCAGATGGGTCACGAAATAATCCTACTCCGTAAACTGTTCCGTATCCGTAAGTGCGTTGACCTAAATCTTCCCAGTTTGTGCTGTCTAATGTGCTTGAAGCTGGAGTGTTGCCATTAACTGGAGTGTATGTGGTTATTGGCGGGTTGTTTGTGTTAGAATTTGTTTTAGATTTAAAGTATGGCCCAATTGTACTATTGCTTGCTGGCCCCGCCGCTCTAAAAAAATCAGTGTATTGTTCGTAAGTTCCAAGTAAGTCTACTTTATCTGGAAGACTTAATGTAGTAACTGTTACATTGTCTATGCGACCTCTAAAACCTCCACTAGCTTGTATGTAAAGTCGTTCTGGTTTTAATCCTTTAGGTGTAATTGTGTCTGTAAAAGTTCCAGTTGCGCTGCTTGAAAAAGTTCTTTTTGTTCCAGAATTGCTACCACTAATGAAAGATTGAACTGATCCAGCCGTCCAGTTTGAAATAGAATATGTTACTACATACGAACAACCTACAAGAGTTCCTATGTCTTGATATAAGTTAAGTAATCCTGTCCCGCTGGTCATTTCAGCGTAACCGTTTGAATTATAAACCCAACCAGAGTTAATAGATGCTTCTTCTTGAAAAGCAACATTAGCTACTGAAATAGTGCCTTGAAGCGAAGTAGCTCCAACACTTGCATTTGCACTTAACGTAAAAACTCCTCCGTATTGAAAAGTTATAGTGTCGCCAGATGAAAGTGCTGTAGATAAAGAGTATATGCTGAAAGGACTACTACTATTGTATGTTTGTCCATTGTTTCCTACTTGAGCAGCAACTACAGTAGCTCCAGTAAATACCCAATGCGCGTTAGATGCAAAAGTACCGTTTTGTAAATTAAGTGAGTTTGCATTTTGTAACTCTAAAGTTCCTGTGGAAATTCCAGCTAGTGTTGTGGCACTAACAGCAGCGGCAACACCACTGTAAGTAACGATGTCTCCAATTGCGTAACTTTTATTATTATCGTTTGTCCAAGCGTCTGCCGCTTTATTTGTCCACGGCATTTTTTTAATACCGGGTCTAGTTGCAGCTTTTCCATTTACAAATCTTTTATTTTTAGCAAACGCACAAAACCCCGGTGGTAGTTGGCCGGGATCAACACGCATATTGATTCCAGCGAAACTGGCATCTCCATCAATTATTGGGTCGGGAGTTGGCATTTACTTTTTTTCTATCTCGTATTCTAATTTAGCTACTGTCTTTAGCACTTCCTTCGTCCAATCGGGGCTGGCGTATGCTGCTTTCTTGAACCCCTTCATTTTCGTCAGACGATCCACGTTGCTCAATTGTGGTGTGTTGCACCCGCACACCATCAACAAGAGCGTCAATCCGATCAACTTTTGCGTCATATCGTTTTTTAGCGTTAGCTTCTCGCACTGCATCTGATATTTGCAAAAAAAGCCGCTCCAACGAGGGAACGGCCTTGAGCAACGCGACCAATGCGCTGATTAAACCCATTAACCGTTCCCGGTTTCAGTTTTAATTCCGTGTCGAACAAAAATAGCAAGGACTGAAGTAATCCCTACATTTATTGCCGCACCTATTTCAAGTTCACCAGTTAAGTATCCAGCTAACGCGCCAATTACTCCAGTGACTCCAGTCCAGAATGTTTTTGATTTTAACATTATTTTGAATCGTTTATTAACTTTTTTATTTTTAATAATATATACACTAAGGATGCTAAACTAATTGCTAACTTTAAAAGTAAGTCTATGTCTACCATCCAGTTTCCAAGTCCAGTTACACTGGCCAAGCATACTTTAATGTCGTCCAGTGTCACTGCGTTCATATTACACAAACTCAACATATCGCAGACCATTATTTCCAATAATAGAAATGCTGCCAACGTAATTGTCTAGTTCTAAAGTTTTTTGAACAGCAATTGTGTCGTGATAATTATTAGTAGTTGCTGTCGCTCCTCCATATAATATTTTAAGTTCCGCAGATCCATCGTTGTTTCGTATGATTATTTTCTTACGATCTGGATTAGCTGCAATTGTAACTGCGCTAGTTGCATTTACATTTGTTGCGGAATTTGTACCAACTTTAGTTGATGTAATTCTTACATTATTTGTCATTATTCGTCTTTCACTACCTCTGGTTCAAGAACTTCTTGACTACCATTAGGTTGTTCTTCCAGTCCGCATTCTTTCATAATCACACGGGCTGCGTTTGTGACAACTTCGTGTTGTTGTCGGTTCAACTGAGCGTTACCGGAGGCAACGAACAGTATATCTAGTGCTTCTTTTATTTTGGATTTATCCATAACCAAATCAATAACCTACGAAGTTTATTTTTTTAACTTGTCCTTGTTGTCTATACACTTTATCGGCTTCCACAGTTAAAAATGCTTCCGCAGTTCTATCTTCTAAAGATGCAATCTCGATCTGGCCGTTGGCCCGAAGATAGTCTGCATAGATTCCACGGATTAAATAGTTTTCAAATATCTTAGGGATACTTGTAACTGCCCAGTTGTTTGTAGTCGTTGGCACTGTTCCAGCCCCGGCATTTACGATCATGTCGTAAAATTGGCCAGTGGTAGAATAGTACACTTGATCATCAACTGCGTAATCAGTGTTTGCATTGTAAGTGTTGCCTATTAGGTTGGGTCGGGTAATAGAATATTCCACATACACAGGAGTAGAAGACTCTTGTAAAACAATTTGTTGTGCGGTTCCAGTGTCGTACAAAGAATAAGAAACCGGCACAGCATTTGTTGTACTTCTAGGGTCTTTTTGATAAACCTGCAAAATTATTCCCGCAGTGGTTGGGTACGGAGCCGTGTTGATGTCGTTTGCAGTAGTAACAGTTGCGCTTGAAACGCGAACTAAATCGGGCCAACGCTCCGATTCCCATGCTACTGAAAGTCTTTGGTTTGCCAAATCTCGCACTTGTTTAAAGAAATGCGTTGGCAGATTGTCTCTATCTAGTCCAGCGAGTTGCGCTACACCATATAAAACAGAGCTAAATTTAAGCGTTCGCATCTACCTCAACACGGGGATTTGATCCATACACTTTGCGAAAAGTAACTCGTCCAACTGGAGTGTCGTAGTAACCGTGTGGTTTTTTTCCACCGTATCCAGCTTGAGCTTTTTTACTTCCTTTACTTTTGATCCTACTTTCTGGGTTGTCTCGTAGATATTCTTTAATGAATTTACGATCACTCCAGCAATCATACCCAAGGCGTTTGCCCCAATAGTGGTATGACGTTGCCTCTACTCTTGCTTTGTGTTGTCCAAAGTTAGTAGTGTAAGCTTCTTTTTTCGCCGCTTCAGATACATACCCAGATTGGTTGACCCGCGAGCTTTGATACTCGCGAGCCAACTGTCTCTGAAGTGCTTGCCCCACAAGGGAAGCCATTTCATCACTTAATCCTTCTGGAGCGTACATTGTTAATTAAGATGCTGCTGTGAACATCGCAAAATTGCGAGGATTGTTAACAACAAGTGCTGCAACGGCTTCAACAAGTCTAGCTGGGCCACCGCCGTTATCAGTTAATTCTTTAATCTCAGGAAGTTTGCCGTAGCGAATTTCCACTTGATCAAAAGGAATGATATATCCACGGGTTGGAGAAGCAGTTCCGCCTGTTGCAACGTGTGTGCTAGGGTGTAACCGTAATCGTCCGAAATCACCTTCAAACAAATCAATGCAATTAATATACGCTTTTGCGCTTGCGTCTTGGGTGAATGTTTTAATTGGGCTTGCTGTTGTGTCAGCAATAGCAGTTGCGCCGCTTCCACTGCCAGCAAGAGTATTAGTAATGCTTTGAGTAAAACCAGTAAAGGCTCGTTTTAACGAAGTGCCGCAAACCATATCGTAGTCTCGGATAACTCCTGTTTCTTCAAAAAGTGCTTTTAGTACTGTTTGAATGTTATCTTCAGATAAGGCTGTTGTTGCTGTAGCAATATTTTGAGCCGCTGGAGTACGGTATGCTGCGTTTACACGGGCTGGGCAAAGCACAGAAGTGCTAGTTTGACCACCGTTTGTTCCTCCGTGGGAGGCTGTTGCGTTCAAAAATGAACCAAGAGATTTAGTTAAATATGAAACTGTACCGTTATCAACTCGTGCATCTGCATCGTTGAGAAAAGTTAGTTCCATATCGCGCTTAATTTCTACTAATTTTTTAGCAATACCATTCGCAAGCTCTGACTTTACGCCAGCAACAATTTGAATTTCATTTGCTAAACTTGAAACACGGAATGAGCGTCTAAAGATTTGAGCATAGTTACTAGCTAACACACGGTTTTTAGCCGGGTTAATATAGTCGCCACTAACAACATCTGTGCCATCAACCGTTCCAGCTACGCTGGGGTTTTCGTATTTATCCATTTGCCAAGACATTAATACGTTGCCGGGTTTCTTTCCTTTTTTCGCCAAAGACGTAAAAACGGTAGATTTTGCATCGACATTCGCAATAAGGTCTGACAAGTCCTCACGACCACCCGATTGAGTACCGAGTGCGTATCCTTTTTCTAAAAGAAGTGCCATTTGTAATTATTTCCTATATGTATAAACTATTTAAGATAGTCTGATTCTAAAACATGAGCTAAAGTATCTACGCTTCTATCAGAACTAAAATTCTTTCTTGCGGAAACTGAACGGGCCTTAGTCGCTCCAGTTGTTGCTGGTGCAGCGGCGGGTGCAGCGGGTTGTTCGGGAGCTTTCTTAACTTCCTTTTTCGCTGCTGCTTTTTGTGGCGGGTTGTTAACCATTTCACGGTACGCTTGTAAGCCTAATTGAAATATGCTTACATCAGCTTTCCACGTTGGATGGTTTCTAATATCTGGACGATTACGAAGGATTTCCATTGCCTCTTGATACCCTTCAGAAGCGCGGTCTTTCCAATATGGAAAAACTTGCTCCACTTGATCGGCTACTGAGGATTCTTCTTTTAAGTAATCTAATCGGTTCGGAAGATGTTTTTTTAATGATCTTCGAGCATTTTTCTTTATGCCCCGTATTTCTTCCGCACTGTACTCAACTTCTTCTCCTTTAGTGTTTTTCACTATTGCGCCATCAACATTATCTTCGCACCACTCAAGCACTTCTTCGGCTTGATCCATTTCTCGTTCAACATCTTTAGATGTTTTTAAATGACCGTATGGATTTCCATCCACGGGTGGTAACGAAGGTAACTCTTCTTTAGCGTCGAGTTCAGAGCGTAAATTCCGAATTTCGGACTCCAGTTCGTCAACCTTGCCTTCAGCTTCTCGCCTTTTTGCAGTAAGTTTATCAATCCGTTTAAACAAACCCTTATTGGCTTTGTCTGTTTCAGATGATTCTTCTGCTTCTAAAGCCGGTTCAGCTTCCGCAGTTTCTTCTTCGTTCTGAGAAAGAGCTTCTTCTTCAGCAGTTACCTCATCCTCTGGCAAGTCACTCGACTCACCTTCATCGGGAGGCAATTCGCTTTCCGCTTTCTCCTCGTCTGAGGAAGGAGCAGTATCCTTTTTGTCGTCCAACAGCATTTCCAGTTGGGCGGCTAATCCATCGGCATTTAACGCTTCACCGATATTTGTTGTGACTTCCGTTTGTGCCGCATCACTGACGGCTTCGATTCCCTTATCGCTCATGCTGATTGTGTAGCCCGCAAGTTTGGCTGGCAGCGTTTATAGGTATACGCAGAAAACCTTTGCACTGTTCTATACGAACGAAAGCGTGTTTTTGCAAAATGTTTTTACGTTGTAGGGTTAGTTTGGGAAGGTTTGGATAAGTTCGGATGGGATTTTGAAAAAACCGCCCACCTCACTACAAGATGGACGGCTAACTATGAGTTCACACTATTTCCCTTAATTAAGTTTCAGCATTGCCGCTTCCCTTAACTCAACCAAGTGATTCTTAAAATCCAGAAGTGCGTCGGCTCGCCCCGCTTGATGTACGCGAGATTCGCCTTGCGTTTCTGGACTGACGGCAGTTACTAGTTCTACGTCAATAGACGCATCTAGGTTATCCAGTATAGCGTTCCATAGTGGATTTTCTCCCTGCCATTGGAAAGCTGTTAGGTTTTGGTTCATGTAACTTGACTAACTCCTACACGTCCTATTTGAGCATTTTGTTGCTGCATCAAGGACATTTGAAGATTCTTAGTATATGCTTCTACAAGTTGCCCAAACAATTCGTCTCCTTCCAGTGCAGATTGCGCTTTTGGATTTCGACCCATTATCTCTTGTAGATATTGCAGTTTTGTTTGCGCGGCTGGATCGTTTTCAGTGTAGTTTGCTTCCAGTCCTAGCATCATTTGACCAACTTGACTTTTAACGTCATCGTACATTTTTTGTGAAGCTGGGGCTTGGTCTATAACAAGTTCTTCTGCAATGTCTGGGCTAATTGCTCTAGTGATCATTGTGATTAGTTTGCTTCGATCCAAAACTCCACTCACATCTTGCGGCACTACAAATTGTGCTATAGAAGAAAGCTTCTCTTTAACGTAATCTGTGTCCATTTCTCTAACGTCAAACTTTAATATGAAATCAAACTGATACATATCCGATTCTGGAGTTATCTCAGTTCCAGTAATGCGAGAAATTTCTTCTGGTGAAAGGTATTGCAAACTTAATTGAAACATTTGTTGGTATGCTTCTGTCCACACCGTTAACCAATTATTGACCATACGCTGTTGTTTAAGTTGCGTTTGCACTGGCGGCACTCCCGCATTAGCGCGACCAAAATATTCATCAGCTTGACGCTCTACAGTTTCGATAAGATTAAACGCAGTAGACGGTTGTCTTGCTGGCGGGCGCATAAATTCATAATCTCCAGATTTCATAACTGGAAGTTGAACCGCAGGGCCAACTTTGTTTGCAAGCCCAAGTCGTTTGTTCACCATTATTGGTGGAAGCGTTTCAAAACTTGTTGAATCGTAAACTGCGTCACGTTGAGTTTTTATCTCATCTTGCCACGTTCTACAAATTTCTGGAACTCCACGACTTTCTGTAATACGACGTTTTAGTCTTTCTCTTCGGTATTCTACAAATGGATACCGACAGTGCATATAGTCTAGTAGTTCGTGTTTTGCGTGAATATCTGTTCCGCCATCTCCAGTTTGAGCCATTGGGCTAAAGATAGTGTAATAGATGCCCGGTATGTCGTTTTCATCTAATTGACGAGAGTACGCATATACTACTTCGATTAGATTATCTTGTCTGTCTACATGGCTAGAAGTCATGTCTGAGATTTGTTGACTGAAGTCGTGAAACTCTGTAGATCGTCCAGCAGTTTTTACTGCGGCTTCTACCCAATCTTCGTTCCATTCTTCATCTACAACTTTAGCTCTTAGCTCTACTTCAGTCATAAACACTCGACGAAAAATAACTCTTGCTGATTGTAAGTCTGTTGTTTCTGGTGGAATGCTAATTTCTTCCCAAGGCTTTAGCGCAACAATAGTAGGTTGGTTAGTTGCTAAGTATGCTTGTGGTATTTTAGTTTCTCCAGTTTCGCGCAGTTCACGCACTGCTTTTTTAGCTTTGCGTTTTCCGAGGCCGGGAGCTTGCGCTTGTAGTATCTCAGCGACATTTGTTTCTTGCGCTGGATCAAGTACCATTTCTACTAGTGCAGCTAGTTCTCCTTCAGATTGTTGAGCTATCGCAGCAACTTCTTGCATTGTAATCTTACGATTTTTAATCGCGCTTTTTTGTTCCCATCCTACAAATAAACACGACCATCCATATTGCTGGCCATATTGTGCTAACAGTTCGGATTCTCGGTTTAGCGTGTGGTACATTTTAGTATCTCTTTGCCAACGCATCATGTTGTTTGCAACTCCAGCGGAATCAACATCTCCTATTTCCGTTCCTCCTACTTTTAAAGTAGCCCGACTAAACGAAGTAGTAAGTACATCTACTGCATCGTTTATAACTTGATCTGCCAACGGGATTCTTGTGTCACTCGCGCCTTCCCACGGAAATGCTTCTTTTCCATCTGGTAAGTCTGCGCTGTGCTTTCGTCCATCAGTTGTTTGTCCTTCCCAACGGGTGTATCTAACATTATCCACGTCGGAAACTTTATCTAGCGATTCTCCATCGTGGAGACTGCGGCTATATTCTGCCGCTAGTTCTCGCACATCGGGTGTGTCCGCTGCCCTTGCTAATTTGTCAATTGTTTCCATTTTTATCTCCTTTTAGATGTTTTATTAAATCATCTCTATAATACCGACGATGGTTTCCCACCGTTCTGTAAAGTCTTAATGCATTCACTTTTGCTAATCTTGCCAATTGTTTTTGGCTTAACCCCGTAATCCCTGCCGCTTCTTCTGGGCGAACTAAGATTGGGAGTTCAAATAAGTTCATCAATATGTGCCTCCTCCAGACGCGGCAAATGTTGAATCCGTCACATGAATTGGTTCCATAACTGCTAAATATCGTAATGTATCCACGGGGTCTTTACTTGCTCCTTTTTCTCCATCTTTGCCTGTCCATTCTTGCAAACTGTATATGAGGTTGCCGCATTCTTCACTGACATAAAGATTAGGTTCATTGACTGCTGTGACGGGTTCTGACTGGTCATAATTCAACCAGTCGTTAATTATTGTTAATCCGTTTGCTATAGATATTCCAGCGGCTTGTTCAAAATACATAGGATCGTCTCCTTCACCTAACAGATCAATAATGCTTGTGCCGCCCTCGCGACCAGCGGCTTGCGAAGCTCCAGCGCGGGGATCTATATATCTGGCTTCTAGCTTTTCGTCTTTTTCTAGTTCGCCTATTATTTCTTTCACTTCTGGCAAACCACGACCAGCACCTACACTTTGCGCTGGGCCGGGTGCGCCGTCTATTTTTTCTCCCGGTATTGCCCATTCTCCGAAATCGTTTCTATTTGGCCACTCACGGTATATGTATCTACGCCCTTGATCGTCCACGCGCACCCACAGACAAAACCAATTGCGATTCCAAGCTGGATCAACGGCTAAATAGTTTGTGCCTTCTTTTGGTATTTTATCTGCCTTTAGAATGTGTGCTTCACAAAATTTAGGAAATTGATTTCCAGATAGGTTTTCTGCATACCCATACGCTCGCAATTTAATCTGAATGCTGTTCTCCCCTTTAAGAGTTTTAGTCATTTCTTCATACGGGTTATATGGGTTCATGTCTGTGAAAAACCACATAACTCTTGCGTTTGGACGGCGGCATTGTCCCGTATACGGCATTGTTCCCATTGGACATCCCGGTACGTTCACCATTCCAGATAACAATGGACTTGGTTTTGTTTTTAATATTCGCACTCCAGAGACGTATTCTTTTACAGTTGGGGTGTACCCATCTACTGGCGTAAAAGTTATCAACAGCCGTCCCGATCTTTCGTGGCTACTAGCTCTTGTAACTAACCTAAATCTTAAAGTTTCAATCCATGTGATTGGCACAAGCTCATCACACCAAATCATATCTACTTCTCCACCCTCAATAACGCGCATTTCTTGGCTATAGTTCATAAACCAACATTGCGATCCGTTTGGTAGAATAAACGTGTTTTCGGTAAAGCCGTTTTTCTGGCTAAAACTAACATTCTGCACCCGGCCTTTTTTAATGTTCTTCCATTCTGTTGGAATGTACTTATACACCAGTTGTTGCTGATCTCGAATACTAGATTGCGCGGTCATTCCAAGTACCCAAACTTTCGCGCCTTTTTTAGCCGTCATCATTTGCACGATGCGTTTAGCGGCAAATTCACTTTTTCCAGCGCGGTTGCCTCCTTGAATTAATAGTTCGCCACACCCTTCCCAAAGTTCGTCTGCATCTTTCCAATGGGGCGGTTCAAATCCGTATCTGTATGGGTCTTCTTTCTCCAGTCGGATAAGTTCTTCTCGTTTTTCTAATGCGTTGGCTAGTTCGGTTAAACCTTCTTCTCCACGGGAAGCAAACAATTGCATCCTTTCTTTTGAAGGAGTTACCAGTACTGGATGTGGGGTAGGAGTAAAAGCCACTATTCTTCGTCTTCTTCGTCGTCGTGTTCGTTTATGCGCCCTAAAGCTTCTTTTAGTATTGGTAACGTCACAAACTCAGAAGCATCTGCCAGCATATCTGATTTAATCACTTCTATTACTCCGAGCATCTGGACATACTCTAAATCAAATTCGTCATAAAACCTTTGTATGACATCAGTTAATGAATCATGGAATGCTATAAGTTGGTCTTGTTGATTCACAATTTTCCTCTTTGTCTTGGATGCTTTGCGACTATCCAGCCGTTACCGTTCGGCTTTATGGGAATTTTCATTTTTGGAACGTACATTTTTGAGTCTTTTACTCGTACTAATATTAATTTTCCGTCGTCCATGCGGGCTTCTATCAAATTACGATTGGGGAAATAGCAGCGTTCAGTTACGGCAAAAACGTTTTTAGGTTTGTAGTCTTTCGGACGATCCAGTCCCAACTCAATATATAAAGCCGCTTTACCTCCATCTGTCCAATAGATGATGCGGTTTTCTTTATATGTGTATTCGGGGTTTTGTTTACGAAACTTAACTAGTTGCGTTTTTGGAACACCTAAATATTCAGCTAAATCTGTCTCCTTCATGGCCTTTTTGTAAAAAATTTTGTGACACTAAAACCCATTGTAATATCAGCGAGGCTTTTTAACGCCAACCCCCTCCCCCCCTTCTTTGTCATTAGATTTAAGATCAACAAAAATATTAGAGGTCATAGGGTTTTTAATATTATCAATGTCTACTTTGTCAAGTAAACTGTCTTTTTTATTAGTGTTTAGCTGTTTATTTGCTGTTTTATTATCAGCTAATAGCACATTTATATCAGAATGATTAATGTGAAGGTGTTTATGCTCAATTGTTTGTTGTCCAGTTTGCAGATTGTCTTTTAGTTTGTCCGAAATAATCCCGATCGAAATGGATAAACTAGCAAGGCTTTTTGCGCTTGGTTCAAGTTCGTCGACTGAATCCTCTAACTTATCAAGTAATTTTGTTTGAACGCGCATCATATTCTCAGCGGTTTTTTTGCGCCATTTCGGTAAATCCTCAACGTTTTCATATCGGATTCGCTCAACCGTGGTTTTGCTTACTTTGGATAGTGCAGCGGTTTCTCGAATACCTTTCCCTTCTTTTAGATGACTCAAAATTTCTTTTTCTTTAATAATTGGAGTTTTATTCTTTGGAGTACCTCGATTGCCGCTGTTTTTATTTCCCGCCATAGTCCATCTAAATCAACCCAAATCTACCCTTAGGTATTTAAAAAACAAAAAAAATATATGTATTTATTGTGTAATGTTTATAGGGCTAAAACATAAATCACAAATAAAATCATAAAAATAATTATTGACGTATTCTGTTTTTTGTAGACACTTATGTGCATGGAGACAACTCCAAACAAAATGAAAAAATTAATTCAAGTGGTTTTGGGTAAAAGACCACTAACTACAATCGGTCTAATAATCGCCACGTCTTTAGTATATGGAGCTATCGCTTTGATGGTGGCTCTCTATTTTTTATCTCCAACTATTAGTGGTGAAAGACTTTTTTAAAATGATAAACATTGACGAAAAAAACTACGAGTATTGCACTATTGACCGCGAAGCGTGGCTTAAATCCACACTTGGCGAACCGGTGCAACATGACGCCATTGACGAACTGTTGGACAAAATCAACACCAGCAACGAATGGCTGTCCAATAACGAACCGCGCATTAAAGCGGAAATTGAGATACTGACGGGGCGCGAATACACTACGTCGAAGTTGATAAACACTTACAATGACGAAAACGATTTTGACGGTGACTTTTTGTTTTGTGTGTTTTCACCGTCGGAAGACACGTCATGTGGTGAATGGTATTACAGCAATGATGTATATGTAGCAGTTCAACGCCATTTGGGCGGCGATCCACGCGGCAACTACGGCAACGTTGAGCTATTTGGCCCGGTTGACAGTTTAGCAGACGGTTATTTCCTCGACTGGACGCTTGGTTGGTATGCTACCGACTTGGCCGGGAAAGCTATTTCAGAAAATGAGGAAACTGGCATTGGCTACGCGCAAAACCCAACGTGCCACTTGGCCGAATTATTTAAAACCGGGAATCACGATTGGGAAATAATTACGCGCTATTCCCAAAAGTTAAAAGCTTTCATGGCCCGCACAAACGAGGGACGCACGGCCCTTTTGACCCCTTACACTAATGCGGAATATTGATGACATGAATAAAAAAGAATGCGCGAAAATGATAAATAGCCTAGATGAGTTCATAGACGCAAGAGGTTTAGGCGAAAAGACTTTCCAAGATATTGAACGCAACACTTACAAGTACACTAATTGTGGCGCGTGGATACAAGAGGATGTAGCGATAGAAGGGAAAGATTGTGTAGACTTTTTAGGGTGTGAGCACGAGGTTAAAACATTGCGGAAAGGTTTTATAATCGGATCTATTGTCGAGGGGGCAGAAGATTGTACGCCGGTAACTGTGTTTTACCCATTTACATTACCGGATTTTTGGTCTGCTATTCAAAAAATAGAGGATGAGGCTGAAGAAATTTGGGACTACGCGCAGGGGTGCTACGATTAACGCTTGCGGCGTGTGTCCCACGGGATACACGGTGCAATTGTTACTAATGCAATTGATTTAATACAGTAGAAATATGCTAAAAACAATAGAAATAAATGACACACTTCAAGACACCGTTGACCAGTGTATAGAAGATACTAAAGAACTATTGCTGGACTGGCTCAAAGACAATCCAGACGTGACAGAAACGCCTTGTTTACATAATGATTTAGACTACGACGGACGATTTCACGAAATAATTGACGGAAACACGCCGATTTATTACCACGAAATAGACACCATTTTTTACCTACACGGGCATTTGTGCGAAGAAGCTTTCGAGAATTGTTTTGGGGCAGAAGCTAAAAAAGACGAGGGCTGGCCGTGTGGCTGGAAAGCGGCTGCTATTTATCAATATTTATCAGACAAAACGTGTGAGTGGTATCAAGAAAACGCAGAAGATTTTTTTACAAGCATTAATCAAAAATAATATGAAAACAGAATCATTAATAGTAGCAATTCCGCATCAAGGCAGACCAATTCTTTCCCATGTATTAGATAACGAAGACGAGATTGTTGATAGTCTTTTACAACATTGGGTTGATGATGATTATGATCAAGATAACCAAGATTTAGGAGATGCAATCGACAGAGCGGGCCGAGATTATAGCAGTTTTGGAGTGTGGACTAAGGAGGAAATAATTAAACACGTTAAAAATAATAACACGCAAGGTCATCAAGGCATTGAGCTTCTAATTGAATTAAAAAAAGTTATTTACAATCACTGGTACGAAGAGGTTCGTGAAGATTTCATTGACGGGTTTAAAGAAACATACGGCTCAGAAACAAGAGCGGATGCTTTGAATGATTGGGATGCTTGGTCAAACAATATTCAAGGAGGCGCGGACAGCCTTGGTTTTGAAACTGAGCTTCAAGGATTTGCGAGCGGCAAAGAAGAAGGCGAGTTATGTAAGCAGATGAAGGAGGAAGCAGTATGAAAATAGAAAAGAAAACAGAAGAAGTAGTTTATATCACAATCAACGGCAAAACCGTTTATATAGATGACAGCACAGGCGAATTAATAGTTAACGCTTGGGACGCTGAAACAGAGAAACCAATCAAACTAACTTTCGCAAAATGAAACCCATATTTGCCGCTTCAATCTTAGCCGTGAGCGCGTTTCTAATTGCGGGGGGTATCAAACCCCCTGCTACATGGAAAAAGGGCGTGTGTAGCTACTACGGCGAACGCTACCGCAATAAACTTATGGCTAATGGAAAACCATTCAATCCAGATGCACTAACAGTGGCGCATAAATCGTTGCCGTTTGGGACTAAAATATTGTTTAAACATGGGCCAAATCAAGTGCGGGTAACAGTTACAGACCGTGGGCCATTTGTGGCTGGGCGAGAATTCGACCTATCAAAACGGGCTTTTTCAAAACTAGCCCAAGTTGAGGCCGGAGTGATTACTCCAAAATGGAGGATAGTTGAATGACTGTTTATAAAATCACTTGGTCTGATAAGGAAGCCGGGACATTAGTTGACTGGGCAAGATCAAAGAAAGACGTGACTAAGGTTAAAGAGTATATTCGCTGGGGATACCGTGACCGGGGAGACTCTGAGCATTTTCAAGGCGGGTGGAATGTTTCAAAGCACATTGTCCAACCTAATAAGGAGGGACTCATCGTGTTTTTGAGGCGGCACATCCAGACCGACAACGGTTAATCTAACTTTTCGCAACTCCAGCCTCGTCCAATCATCTTGGGCGGGGTTTTTTCGTATCCAGTGCCTAAAGTGCCTGAAGTGCCTCAATCTGGAACTTCCCCTATATAAATAACACATATATTACACACATTTCCATGTTTAAGGTATGAGTAGAGGCACTTCAGGCACTTTTCAAATTCCTTAAATTTCTCAACCACTGGAAATCTGCCAAAGATGCTGGCCGTTACTCTTGAGAGTCTGGTACGCATCTGGTCTTAACGACTTCAACCTCCGCATATAAGTTTTCAAAGCCGTCGGATGGCTCAACAATTTTTCAACCCTACCTCTATAAGTCATGTCATCCAGCAATCTGGTTTCCAATTCTTGTAAAGTACCGCGCCAAACCTTCTTCTTAGGCTGAATAATCACCTCAATTAGCTCTGCAAGTCTCGCCTCTGGAGACATATCCCCTAAAATTTCAACAATTTCAGCATGATGATACGCCTTAATGCCAAATCGAGGGTCGGTTAGCTCTTTAGGGATGCGGTAATTTTCAATCATAAAGATAAATCCCGGCAATTCGTCCATCAACGCTCGCCAAAAAGCATCTCGACCATCTGGAGTATTACATTCCATCGGCATTGTGGCGGGCGCAACTTTAAACAGCATGATCTTATCTTCAATCGACGCATCCAGCGGAGGCAGCATGATTAAATTCTCCGCCTCATCGTTCACAGAGATTGTGAGTCGCCAACTTGGACTTAACATCAACGCATCTTTGTGTTTACCATGCCATTGCTGGAACTGGTTAACTGTAAAATCCTTAATCTTAGTCCCAAATGTGCGTCTTGACGTAATATCAGCGTGGGCAGACTCATCAGCGATCATCAAATGCTCGGCTTGGAACAAATCGCTGTTAAACTCAGTCTTACCAGTGATGTATCGGTACGGACGAGCCAATCTGCCTCCCAACATTTCCGTAATCAGATCTTGGAACAAATTTTTGCCACAGTTCCGTGGGCCAGCCATGACCAATGCTTGTCCCGGCATCGTTTTGCCAGCGTTCATCATTAAACGAGCCATGTGCAACCAACCAAAAACATAGTGCAATTGATCAGTAGTCCCGGCCATAAACAATTCTTCCAGTATTTGCTGGATCATTGGAAATGGCTTCGCAACACCCTCAATAATCATTGGATTATTCGTGACCAAAATGCGGTTATTCTTAAACATTTCCAAACCGACAGTGTGACCCGCCAGTGGGCCAGCATACTCACACGACGATTCACGAACCGTGACAGCCATGACGCGCTCAACCTCACTCATTATTGAACCCTGTTGTTTTGTCCCGTCGATTCCGTACAATTTTAACTGTCGTTTTGTCTCATCTGGACTGAGCGACTGAAACACTCCGCGATTATCTTTCATGTAGAATTTAGCGGAGCCAGCGTGGTAGTGTATTTCAAAAGGGAGCATTAGAGGGGTTGAAGTAAATTATTTCTTGGATTTTACCGTTAGAGCGACGGCCGTTTGGCATACGAACAAATTGGGAGCGCGTCCACGTCGCTGGATCTGCGCCTAATTGACAAGCAACTTGAAAAAAATCTTTTTGAGCATCTTCACTGATGCCTTGAACATCGAACCAACCATGAATCGACTTGCCACCACTCATCACGGCACAACGTAAAGTCATGTGTTTAGCTAGATGAAATAAAACCCCAGCGTGAGTGTCGTGCGTCCCATTATCAAACTCCACAACCTGATACATCCTTGGCCCAGTGTTTTGGAGTGTATGTTGAGAACGTTTTCCCGCCTGTGTCTCTCCAAATTTTTCAGTCATCGGGCTAGGTACAATAAACTGGAGTTGAGGTAGGTTGTTCCATTCAGATCGTGGCTTTGTAGCAAAATTTCCAGAGTCTAATCCACAACATAACAACGGATCGCCTATAAATAATGCTTCCAGTGCTTCATTCGCGCTTGAACATTGTTCTGGTGAACCCTTTTTCAAATCGTCCAGTGTTCCATTCTCACTAGTCACGGATTCAATGGCATACTCATTTGGTTTCCTCCACATCGGGCGACTAACCAATCCACCTCTACCAATGCTTTTAAGCGCATTGATAACTTCTCCCGGTTGGAGTGGTCTAGTTGCGTGTTTTGCACAATAGATTTCAATTTCGTCAGGCGGGAAGCCAGCCTCGTTCAGTTTACAACACGCATGGAAGATCCATTTGTGTACGCCCGTCCCATTTGGTGGGCAGTCTTTGATTTTGGGAATTAGTATTTCGCTCATGTTAAAAATATGTCTTGTTCAACTTCGCCCATGTAGGTTCGTTGGAGTCTTGGGTTTAAATCTTTCTCCGCAGCCCGAATCACTTCCTCAAGCTGTTCGGGAGATGCGTGTCTTGCAAAATACAAGAGTGCTAGTTTAGGTAGATTAGGGCGCAGCATCATTAGTTTTCCTTTGCCGTTTGCAATTTCTTTGGCCCGACGTTGGAGTCGTGCTTTGGCAACCATTGAGTGTTTTATAGGTCGTTCAGCCATTGTCTTAATTTCTCAACTTCATTTTTTAAATCGTCCAGTGTTCCATTGTTATTGATAGTATAGTCCACCTCATACTCGTCCATAGCAGTCTCACTAGAGTGAGAGTCGATTGTGTCAGTGTCGCGCTGGACACGAACAATGGTTCCTCCAACGTCTTTCAAGAACTGCGCCTCATTTGGAAACCTAACATCCGTGACAATCGTCCACTGGTTGCCCGCCACTTCTAATTTAAATAGGTCAGCCTCCATAGCTTTAACCCAGTAATCTTCTCCATAAAACTGTCTCCTAAAATCTGCGCCCCATGCTTGGAGTAGCAACCTCAGAGATTCTTTATTATGTTCAACTTCCGCAACCGAGAGGCCAGTGATTTTTGCAATCTCTCGTTTTAGGTTGTCCGCGAACGCGGCTCGAACAGTTCCCGGTGTTTCCATCAACTGAAACACTGTGTCTTTACCGCTGCGTTTTTTTCCAGTCAGCCCGACGATGCCCATCGTGCCAATTATGTCGCAAACACAGTCTATCAAGTCACATTCGGGACATGGGGTAGTGTGAGTATCCATTTTATTTAGACAAAGAGATAGCCCCGACGGGTTTGTACCAGAGATGACCACGGGAGATGTGGATTTGAAAACGCCGGGGCTAAAGTTTTATTTTTGGTTTGCGAGATGTTCCTCTAGCATTCGTCTCTCTGCGGGTGTTTCAGCGTAGAAACGTCCCGACAAAATGTTCTCCCTCATTTTTTTATTTATTTGCTGGCCCATTTTATGCAGCGATAGCCGCTCAGAATTTTGATGCCCAACAAGACTTGGCTGAATTGAGTTAGCCCGTGATCCCATAGTTATTAATCTGTCTGTCATAAAGTTATTTCATATATTTATCAGCCTCATGCGCCTCCGCTGCAATCGGACATCCTTTAAGCCATTCTGGAGTGCGGCTCATCATATCCTCGATGTCTTTAATAGAGTCAGTGTCATTCTGATCAACCTCTACTATGAGTTCATCATGCACTGTCCACAACACCTCATATCCCGCTCTAATGATATTGTAATAGCACTCAGCAAACACTTCGCGGGCCGTGGCTTGAACAATGTTCTCACAGATTTTTCCACCGTACCAATAGCGAGGATTCTCTCCGCGAGTGATTGAGGCAACCATTTGCCCACGATCTCGGTCTACGTTGAAATAGGATATAGTTCGCCCACTAGGTAGCTCTAAAAAATGATGCTCACCGTGGTCATTAGCCATGTCCTTCTCGCAATTCTTCCAGAACCAAACGACTTTCGGATTTGTCCTACGATACTCGGAAACAGTGTGTTGTGCCTCACTGGAGGTTAATGGGATGCCCCAACCAGCGGCGATTTCTTTAAACTTTTTGTGACCGCACCCATACCCCAGACCCAACACACGGATTTTTGCCAACTGGCGCATTGATTTGCTGACCCGTTTGGCCCCCATAGTTGCCATCGCATGGGCCGTATAAATATCTTTGCCGCTTTTTACGATGTCCAATAGTGCAGTGTCATTGACCAACCATGCTAAACAACGGGGTTCAATTTGAGCTAAGTCGCATATTACAAATTTTTTACCCGGTCTTGGTACAAATAAACTGCGCGTATCAATGCCAAAACTCTTACCGCGTGGGAGGTTCTGCATATTTAGTCCAGTGTCACCACTCCAACGCCCAGTTAGGGCTGCGCCGAAATATTTTAATCCAAAAGGCAATGACCCATCTTCTCGTAAACGAGTTTGTACGGTTTCAAATATCCGCAACAGACGGTTTGATTTGCGCCAGTCTCTCAATGCACCAACGACAGGATACTTTTTCCCATACTGAGACTCCCATTCAGCGCAAGCTGGATCAGTTTGATTTGTTGATGAGGGGGCTGGAATTCCTTCCTTGGCGCAAAAGATTTTGAGTTGCTTCAGTGAATTCACTGGCTCGTCATCCCCGACCCACGGGACAAGCTTTGCGCTTTTTTCCTTAACTTCGTAGAGTTGCTCCAACCCCCTCGTCAATAAATCTTGGTCAATGTGAACACCTTTCTGGCCACTAGTCATTGTGTGCCTAGCAATAACTTGTTCGTGGTATGGCCAGTGTTTTTCGTAAGTCTCCCACAATTTGTTGCATAAAACAGAATCCATTCGGGCATACTCAATAAGAGACGTTAATTGCGTGTCATCGAGGTCTTTCGGCAACTTACCCTTCATCTTATCCCGTACTGTTTTGTCAGGCTTAACCCCCAACATTTGTTCAGCGAACCCTTTTAGGTTTCTGGGACACTGGATATAAACAGCAAGGTTAGCCGAACAACTCCACACTGGAGCTAAATCGCCGGGTATCATGCCCATTCGTTGTGCGGCTTGAAAACAAACTGAGTCAAATGCCGCATTATGGGCCACCAACTTAGGTTCTACGGGCAGATCACACCACGGTGCGTCTTGAGTCGGGCCAACATAGTCAAACCCGTCTCCATAAATACTGACCATGTACGGATCAAATTGTGGATGTCGTGAATATGCGTCAGGCCCAAGGCCTTTTACGGTGCAATCCGCGTCGTAGTATGTTTCAAAATCTATTGCGATCATTGCCAGTACACATACTCGCCGTCGATTTCTGTAAATAGTTCTAGTTGCATTTTATTTTTAAGTTAGGTTGGGCGGCGGTGGAGAAATATGTAAATCCCACCACCGCCCTGACCCATTATGTTCCCCAATCTAACGAGTCAATTCTCGCACCCATTTTACGAACGCCTCATCGTTTTTTGGCCCAGTTTTTAAAACCGGAACAATCCACGACTTATTCGTGTCTTTTTTCAATTTGGTAGTTAACTCCCAACTACCGAATTCCAGTCCAGCCTTTAAATTAAACGCCGCCGCTGTAAGGATGGGTTTAGCCGCTGCTGTGTACGCACTAATTGATGCAATCGTCCATTGTGCTGGCGTGTAGTTATCGCCTTCGTACTCAAAGGGAAACAATGCCTCGTCCTCTCCCTTAATTAACAAAGTACACGTTAACTGTGGGTTCCAACTCGGCCTTTGGTTATTTGGCCCCCAATCCAACGAGCCGCCTTTTTCATACACCTCGTCCAGTGTTTCTGCGGTTTGCGGCATGGTATCTGAACCATACGGCAAATTTTCGTAGTACGATTTCCTTGCACCAGTGACAGTGATCCAGACAGGCGCATCTGTACGTTTTTCTGGTTCGTCTGACCGCGCACCATACAAACAATACTCGTTGTTCAATACCAGTGAACCGGGCATAAATAACTCTCCCAATTCGCCTGTTTTTTGAGCGATTTTCAAACTTGGAATTACCAAATCCGACTGCTCAATTATTCCTGTTAAACCAGACACCGCTGGTTGCGCCACAGCAACTTCAGTAGTGCTGTCCTCATTTTTCTTTAGTGATTTTTTACTCACAGTTTTCTATTTCCTATTTTCTATTTTCGTGATTTTGACAAATATATTTTGTCACTACCGCGTTCAACCAGTCCTAGTCCATCTAGAACTTCTAAAGCCGACGCGGTAAATTCTGCCTTCTTGCCTCGCGGTGCTTGAGCTTTCAACGCCTTTTCCAACGCACCAATTGATATTGAACAAGCCTCTAGAAAATCTTCTTGCCCCATTTCGTTTTTCAACGCACCCCACGTTGAGGTCACGTCCTTGATTTTTCTGTTTCCCCGTGTTTCCTTTAATTCGTATCCCGGTATTTCCTCACCAGATAGCACACGCTCCAATGCTGCTGACCGCACGTTTTTTGCCCACCTCTCAACAATTGAGGCTACGTCTAGCGCACGTTTTATTTGTGCGGGACTCGTTAAATCTGTGGTTTTCGCTGACTCAGGTAGCATCAGCCCGTCGTTATCGTTTGCAATTTGCATGGCTCGTTTTTGTAATTCGGGACACTGAACTTTATTACCGCAAAACAGACAGTTCTCACTATCTGGTTTAAAAGGTGCGTTGGGGTCGTCTGCATTTTTGACAATGCTTTTAAATTCGTCAGTCCACGACAATGCTTCCTCTCTAGTAAAAGTGTGTTTTTGCACCAGTTTTAACCGTGGAGTTAAAAAAATAAATTCACAAGTTACGCAGTCTGGAAAGGCGTGGAATGCACCCAACACATAAGCGCGAGCTTGATAGTTCTCCGCTGGATCATCCACCTTCCATTTGCCAAATTTGTAATCAATTAAAATTAATCGTTTACCAAACCGTAAAACCAAGTCACACGTTCCCCATGTGACTTCGGGGATGGTCAATTGCATCTCGACTTGAATTTCGTCAGCTTGTCGCAAATAGGTTTCATTATGGCCCATGCAAAACCCTAAAAGAGTTTCGTGTTCAAAAGATAAATTATCGGGTATCGCTGGGTTGTTCATTTATCCTCGTTTTCCTTTACCATCAATGCCCATTTTTCCATAATAGCGTGTAAAAATGTACCCTCATCAGCGGCTTGAGTTGGCCCACTGTCGTCATTCTTCCATTGAGAACATTTACTCTTGTATTTTAATTGCGACGGGGAGTGTTTTGCGTGTTCATCTGGCATTCTATGAATTCCTTAATTTCTATTAATTTGTCAAATTTGAGCCAGTACCCCGGCAATCTGAAAACGTGATGTCCGAGGGCCGTTGCAGTGTTATATTTTTCGCAATCCTTGATATACCCAGACGTGGAGGTGTGTCGTGAGTGTTTTCCAACGCCTCCCTCCAATTCAATTGCTGTTTTCGTCTCCATGTGGACAAAATCGAATCTCCATTTTCTTGTCGGGTGGAATTTATGTTCCTCAACAAGAGGCGGGCCTTCCAATTCAGCCCACATGATTTCGAATCGTTTTTCCAAAACGCTCTTTGCCATTTAATAAGTGGGGAACTCATGTTGTTAAACCTCGTTTAGTTGTTCGATATTCTGCACTTGTTTTAAGTTTTTCAAACCCCGCTGGAGAGCTTGTTTATATACCTCACTGAGTCGCAGTCCCATATCGCGAGCCTTTTGTTTCGCTTGTTCGCGATCCTCAGTGTCCAGTTTTATTGTTATTGTGTGTTGTTGTGTCATTTACATGAAATTCAAGGTGGGGCATCACCTCGTAGGAAGGTGGGGCATCACCCGATATGTAAAACACACCCATATCATTTCGATAATAGGTGTGTCTCAATTATTCGATCGTACTTTTCGGTAGCCTTAATTGCAAAACATAATGTTCCGAATAAAAAAATAGCACATACAAATAATAAAAATCTATTTTGTCTACTGCATTTAACCGCCATTGCGGCATTTCGGCATAGCTCATATTGAGCTTCCCCCCTTGCTTCTGCTAATGCAGTCAACGCTTCTTGGTCTTCCATTTCTGATTCTTCAACCTATTCCGTTCGTTTTCTTCTTTCAGTGTTTCTGTCAATCTTAAGATTAATTCTGACACTGGAATACCTAATGATTCTGCCTTGCCGCGAATTAAGTCAATGTCATCAACGTGCATCCATGCCCGCAATTGTTTTTTGTTTGGGTCACGTTGGTTTGCCATCAATTCGGCGTTTTCAAAAGGGTGGGGCATCACTAAATATTTTACAAGTTATTTTTGTGATTTTTTTCAAATTAATTTAGAGCAAAATTTTCGGGCAGTCTTTTCTCTCCAGCGTAATGACGAATTGTAGTTTGAACGTGTTTGTGTCTAGCAACACGTCGAGCCACCTCTTCCCCATATTTTTCACGAACCGTATGCAAAGTATGAGCGCGAACTTCATGGAACGTGTGATCAGTACTGAGTCCTCTGGAGCGAAACCAAACATCTAAAGATTTTAAAGTTTTCCCACACCGATCTACGGGCCAGCCGTTTTCTGGTAAAATATACTCTTTATCTTCAGTAACACTCCACCACCATTGTAATTCTCTATATATATCTGGATCAATGGGGATTGTTGTAGCCCGTTTTCCTTTTTGATCTGCGCTCATTTTAAACACAGGCGTTTTTCCTTGCTTAGATTTAATCCAGTCCCATTTAGCATTTGACATTTCTCCACGTCGCAATGTTGCTTTAGCTAAGAGATACGCAACCCAATGTGTCGGATTGTCATGTTTATTTTTCCGCAAAGCTTGGTCAATGTCAGCCATCAATTCGTCGTCTACCACTTCATGGTCTTGAGTTATTGGAGACTCCACCCGTTCTTTTAAAAATTCAGAAACGTCGCCAATATAAATGCCCGCATCCTCGTACCGCACTTTGAACGAATCTTTAAATATAGCCCTTGCTTGCAATAGCGTAGATTTAATAGACCGCAATCGCCGTTGCCGTTCATCTTCCCCTTGGCCAATAACCATTTCAATTTCGTAATCAAAAAAATCTCTAATAGTTTTACCGTCTAGTTCACTAACCCTTGTACTAGCAAAGCTTTTGTTTGTTTTGCGTAACACTCGTTTTAAACACCCAATGTTTCCGTAAATTGTTTTTCGTTTTAACCCATGTTTATTTGCCAAAACGATATATGCTTTTTCCACAGTGGCGAGAGTAGCGAACGATGGAGGTTGCAAAGATTCGGGTGCAACACCATATACAAAACCATCAATGAACTCCACGGCCAAACGTACAGCGTGATATGGATCAATAGTTTTAGTTGATACTTGTTTTCTAAACCCAGCACGTTGAACTTTTACACACCACGAACCGTTTAGCTTTCGTTGGAATAGTGTGTAGTGTTCTCCACGGTGGACAAATCGAATTTTGCCGTTCGCATCTTTAAAATAGTAAGGCGTGTCGTCCTCACGTTCACGAATCCAGTCGGCAGTGTCACGGAGATGTTTTGGGGGTATTTGCATTTTGAGGCTACGAGTGTCTACATTTATCACTTTTAATAAGTGTCTACACGGCCCACAAAATCACAAAAGCTATCAACGTGTAAAGCGAAAAAAGAAAATTGTGGAGCCAGTGGTCGGGATTGAACCGACGACCTGCTGTTTACGAAACACTGAAAGCACTAGGCTAAACTGCTAAAATTAAAAAACTTAGCTGTCTGTTTTTGGAACGTGTCCTTCTTTCAAAATGTGCCACGCTGAAAAATATTTTTCATGTTTTGAATGACCACTACCATCTCCGGTAAATTTAACGCCTGTTCCGATTTTATGCATCGGCATGATGTAGAATGCAGGGTGGAGTAAACAAACAAATATGCAAAAATCGGCAGCACGACTAGTGAAATTGGTAAACCTATATCCAGTCGGTCTGCCGTCAACCAATGCTGGAAGTTTGGAAGTTTTTATTTGAATACGATGATAGTAGTTGTGATCAACTCCAGCTAACAAATCGCACCCATCGATATCAATACTTGGACGCGCTACTAAAAAACCTTGTTTTAATAATTCGGCCTCGACTAGTCGTTCCCCGACTGCGCCTATGATCATTGAACGATCCACTATTCATTTTCAGAAAGCATCAAAAAACGTTTTCTAGTAAGCTTCATTAGTTTAATTTTGGCTTCTTTCAATGCTTCAAGTCGTATTTCTTTTTCGTCTTCTGACAATTTAGAACTTGCCTCTATCACTTTCATTCTTTGAGTTAAGGTTTTAATTCGTTTATCAGTTTCTTTAATGCGCGGCAAAATTCTACGAAGAGGCAATGCTTCTTTCACATAATTTTGTAATTTCTTAACTTCACCGTTAATCCGATATTGCTTTATCTGATCATCTGCTTGGTATGCTTCACCTCTCAATTTGTAATAGTTTTCTTGATCGTAATAAATAGTTTGTCCACCTACAAAACGATTTAATACCGGAATGCTTTTTGCCCCGTCTTGGGTGAAAGGTCGAAGCGCGTCTTTACCCATTGATCCAAACAAATGATTCATTACATAGTCAAAAGTTTCTGGACTAACGTCAACCAATCCAGCTTTAACTTCTGTACCTCCGGTTAAAGAGTTTAAAGTTGAAGCAACTGTTTTTGATATCTCAGACACATTACCAAAATAGGATTGTGAATCTGGCTTTTTGTATCTGTCGTATGGGTTTTCATCTGGTCGAATAGGTGCGTCTTTCCAATCCTTATTAGTAACTACCGCAGTGAATGGGTCTAACACATCTGGAGTAGCGGCTCGCAGTATTCCCGGCCCCGAAAACAAATCGCTTGCACCCCCAATTGGATTGAACGCATTTAAAGTAGAACTTGTTGTGTGTGATAGCGTATCCCAACTAGATATTTCTCCTCGCAACATTCTTGATAGATTAGTCCCAGCGTAGTGAAAAACGTTAAACCCATACGGCATTGGAATTGTAAGATATTCTTCACCATCAAAAGGACTCATAACGATCATGTTGCGTTCTCTAACGTGTTCTGGAATTTTTTTATAAAAAGATTCACCGTCTTCATCTTCGTCAGATATGATGTTGTTTACAAAATCTTGAGCCACAGCGAAAGCTGCAATTCCCGCTGTAGCTTTCCGTACTTTTTTATTTTCAAGAGCTTGAGCCATACGGTATGTGCCTTGCACCCCAGCGTTAAAAAACAAAAACCAACTATTTAATGCACTAGACATTTCACCTTTTCTGGAAAAGTTTACAGTAATGTTTTTTGCTAAACTAGATGCTTGTAGCTTTGTCATGCCAGCTTTTCTAGCGTTAGCGTACACAGATAACCGCATAGTGTTTTCAACAGAAGCATTAATGTCTCCAGCCTTTTCTCTTAAAAATTTCAAAGCGTTAACTGTTTTGTTTTTAGATAGTGTAGAGTTAATTTTACCTTTTATTTTTTTAACTTCGTTAAGTCCAAAGAATTCAATTTTTCCACCTATTTCGGTAAACTCTTTGTAATATTCTCCGTACTCACCTTCGTATGCTTTTTTTCCTTTTGCCCCTACTTCAGCTTTCCACGCGGCTTTAAATGCTGGGCGAATCCCTTTCAACACATTCTGTCTTAACCCTTCTGCGTCTGAAGCAGTGAGATTTATTTGCGCTGTTTGCAAATCTCGTAAAAAGTTTGGTATTACAAAACTTGGGGCAAGCTGAGTGTTGATTAAAGCAAGAAATCTATTTCCAGCCCCCATCCATTGGACTAGCTTGTTTAATGAACCAAAACCAACGTTGTTTAAATTTCTTGCAAGATGTGGATTTGTTACACGAAGATATCGCTCTTGCCCAGCAATGAAATACGAAACTAACTCAGGGTCATCTTTCCAACGTGGGTCAACTTGGCTAACCACTTGTCCTTCGTTATTAAACTGCGGACGCATTTTTGGTTTAGCTGGAGCTACCACATTGTTTTTAAATTTTGTAACTAATTGTTCAAGCGAAGCCATAACGCGGTTACGTTCAACTTGTTCAATTGTGTTGTAGTGTTGATGGAAAATGTTTGAAAGAATGTCTACTACTTTCTTATCGCTTCCTTTTCGTTTACGATGTCCACGGAAAACTCGATTACCACTTTCAAGATGATCAGACCGTGTGCCTTCCCGATTTAATGGAACATAGTTTTTATAAAAAGTAGACAATCTTTCGTGATTAGCTTTGTCAATTAACCCTCCTTCAAGTTCCATGTCTATTTGTGATTGGAGTAGTTTACGAATGCGAACTTCTAGTTGTTGAAGATTTTTTGTTTTTCCATCGGTTTCAAATTTCGCCAGAATTCTCCTTGCATTTTCGTTGGTCATACCACTCCCACCATCTGGCATAGCTTCGTTAATGTCAGCGTATCTTTTGTTTGCTTCTGGCGCATGACGAGCATGAAGATAATCGTGCAAATCTTCATTACTGATTCCAAGACGTTGCATTTCACTTAAAAACGGTTCAAGTTCAGTCTCGTCTAATTCTTTTTTCAAAAACCCTACACGATCTTGAAGATGTTCCATTCGCAGATACGCATTCATTGTGTCTGGGATCTTTTTTCCAGCCGCAATAGCATCTTGAAGCATTTTTAAATCTACAAATCTATCTACTAATTTCCGAATAGCTTTATTTGCGTTTGAGTCTGGGTCTTGAAGGTTGAATTTTGCTCTTGCTGCAAATATTTTTTCATCAACCAATTGTCCAAATGTTTTTTTAGATTCTGTTTTTCTAGTCTTCTCACTTTCTTTAGCAACTGAATCAATTATGTCTTTAGAAAATTCTGAAGGAGTGCGAACTATTCCTTTAATAGTGTCATTCCAAATTTCACGAATGCCGTTAGTTAGTTTTACGCCTACTCTTTTTGCAAATTCAAATGCAGATTTAACATTTTGTTTACTCCAGTATGCTGCCATTTTATAAAGACTATAAACGGCTTTTCCAGCAGCGATTGGATCAACTCCAGAACCTACTCGACTACCTAGCTCGTTCATTAT